TTCTTTTAACTGTTCCTGTGTATATAGCTTGCCTCCCATAAGTCTTTGTATAAGCTCTTTACTGTTATATCCATCTTTATATATCTTTAATTTCTTACATATCTTCCTAGCTGTAGTAGGTGTAGTTTTAAGATTATGTTGTATCTCTTTTTCTGTATAAAATTCTTTGCTAAATAACTGGAATAACTTGTCCTGAACTTCTAATTTATAAGTTAAATCTACATATCTATTTTTATGTGGTCCGTTTCCATATTTGTGATGATTAGGGCACAGATACTTGAAGTTTAAGTTTATATTTTTTAGTAGCACCGATTGGCTTTTAAATACAACATGATGTAACTCTCCATGAGTATATATCCCCTTTTTTAAGCATTCTTCACAGTATTTGTCCATTTACTCACTCCTTTGTTTGAATTTTAAATCAGTTTATCCAAGTCCATTTCTAGTTGAATTGCCTTTCTATCCCATATACTTATTTGATTACCAAATTTAATCTTTTTCTTTGCTTTAATAACCATAGATATTACCTTTTTATTACACTAAGGTATGTATTTTAAAATATACATTTATTAGTCGGCATTTATTAAATGCTTACTCTAAATGGATGCAACCCGGCACCCTCTATCCCGTCAGTAAAAACTTTCGGAAATACTTTTTTCATTATTTGATACGCTCCATTTATATCAGCATTTATTTTTATCCCTTTGTTGCTTATAAATAGTCCTCTATATTTCCTTCTTGACTTATTGTAGTTTTCTTTTATAGGTGATTCATTATCAAGAAAACTTGTCCCGCTTGTATAGCTTTCTTCTGTTAAAATTACATTGATTCCTACATCTGCAGCTTTATATTGTATCATTTGTATGAATTGTTGGTGTGGTACCCCTATAAAACTTTGATTAACTTTTTTGTTCATTTTACTATTCTGTTTCCAGTTCTTATTATTACCTATGATTATTGTATTTGTCTCACAGCTTAAAGCATATTTAACTATGTTTTTACTTGCTTTGTGTATCAAATCTGTAATCATATTATTTCTTTTAATAGTTAGTTTGTTCATCCTGCTTGTATAAATAAGGCTATTCATACGTTTAGCTACTTTCCTATAGTGTGACATTTTCTTGTTATAATATTGATTGATAGATTTAATTTTTCTGCCAGATATAATAATGGGTTTAATGCTACAGTTATTTACTATGGCGGCTAAATTGTTTAAGCCTATATCAATAGATAAGTATTTGCTATTATCTTGCCTCACGCGTGGTATATTGATCCTGTACACAACTTCAATTGTCAAGTATTTGTTTCTGGGCAATATTCTTACTTGCTGTATATTGTCTACTCTAGTTTTTATAGTAAATTTATTAAATATTTTAGGAAATTTAATATATCCATCTTTAATTTTGCATTGCTGGTTAGTCAAAATTAATTCAAATCTTCCTTGGGCTTTATTTAAATATTTAGGTAACTTGGGTTTACCGTAATATTTTTCTTTGTGTTTGCTCCAATCTTTTATGGTTTTAAAGAATGATTTCCAATTTCTATCTAATACTTTAAGTATCTGTTGTGATGATTTGGCTGGCAAATTAGAATAATCGTCGCCTTTAGCTAATTTATCTAATTCATTATATCTAATCCATGTCTTGTTATTAATAAAATTTTGCCTTACTATATAGTTTGCATAATTATATAGATTTTTAGATTTAAAACAAAATTCATCAAGCATTTTATAATAGAAATTATTGGATTTAATAATATGTTTTTCCACCCTATCAACTAGCATTTTCTATCTCACCTCCTACATATATTATATCATAAGTGACCGTCAATTGACAGTTAATTGTAAAAATAATATAATATTTTTGAGGTGATATTTATGGGAAATCCCAAACTAAAAAATAGGGTAATTCCAAATAGTGCAGTTGATAAAAAATTGTATGAAGCTCTTAAAATATATTCTAAGGAAAGTGGTATACCAATTTCTCGATTATTAGATAAATCTATCAAATCATTCTTAGAATCTATTGAGAAATAGTGGGCTACACTAATACAGTTAGATTATATTTAACTGTATTAGTGCCTATATTTAATTGCTATTCTTTATTCCTTTTAACTTCATTACAACAATCTATATGTGCAACATCTAATTTGCCATTTATTCTAATCATATGAGCATCTAATGGATGCAACTTTTTATGGCATAAGTCACATATCATGTATTTAACCTTTGGATTATTCATGTCTGTTTCATGCATAACTTATCCTTCCTTCTCTACTCTCTTAAACGATATTACAAATACCCAAGGATTGCTGTCCCATCCATAACCTTTTTTCTTATAGAGCTCATCCCATAAGTCTTTAAGTGCTTCTCTATAATTTGGTTCTCCTCCACTATCTGGGTCATAAAAAGTTGGTCTCCAATTAGAATATTCTATTGCTACCTCTGGATCTATTCCCTCTTGTTGTGCTTCATCTTCTGTTATATCTTGTAATATCTGTACTTTTATATCTGTAACCTTTAGAAATATCCTTGCTGCAAACTTAGGCATGTGAATACTAGGTTTCCATTTTTCTGTATCTACATTGCTATTTATTTTATATGAGAAGCAGCCTGATTGTCCTTTAAATTTAATAGGTACTTCATTACAACACCTGGTTGTATCACATCCCGTACAAGGTAAAAAGTTCCAAGTTTCTCTTACATAGAGAATATCTCCTACTTTATATCTGCACTTTACTATTGCCCATTCGATAAAATCATCTAAACATCTAAAGAAATTTTGAGTTTCACTTTCACATATTTCAAAATCTCCATTAGTTTCATTGAGAGAGGTATATGGTCTAAATTTTGTTATCCTTCTAGTGCTTGTTTTTCTGCCCTCTAGTATTGCTTTTACCATTTCTGTATTAAATAATATAGGTTTCAATATCACACCTCCTGCTCAGGGAACTCTGGTAAAGGCATCCAATGGGTTATTATGTCGGCATGTTTCCTCCAATTTCCGTCATAGATATAAAATCCATCCTCAGGTGCCTTAATCTCATTATTAGGATTGAATAGAGTATCTAATAGTCTTTTCTGCGGAGATTTCTCTCTGTAGTCAATAATATTATCTATCACATCCCCTTTTTTAAAATAACTTAACATGTGTATTTGATGTACTTCATACGGTTTGTCATACCAATATACCAAAACTTCTTGACCGCTTTCAGGCAGTCTGTCTTTAACGCCTATCCATTTATTTTGCATCTTATCCCTCCTACTAAACTATCTTACTAAAGCTCTAATACTGACATTTTAAAGCTATTTTATATTAAAGAGTATAATTATATCTCTTTATGTTTTTATTTAATTTAAAGCCTATCCTTGCTTAATCTAGTACTATTCTAAAACTTTTTGCCATGTTTATATGGGCGTTTCTTATTCTTTTCCATTTTCTTTATGATTTCAGCTTCCAAATCAATTCCTAACCCACCAGCTAAATCCGCGGTTCTTATTACTATATCTGCTAATTCTTCTTTGAAGTTATCTTTGTCACCTTTTCTAAGCCCATCCTGTGCCTCTGCTATTTCACTAACTATTAGCATTAACATATTTCCTATAACTGCATTTTTGCCATATTCAGATGTTATAAATAATCTATCAATATCCTCCCAAAATCCATGTTTTAAAGCGTTTTGATGTGCTTCTTTAGTTAAATCTTTTATATACATCTATTTATCCTCACTTTCTTCTATATTTTCAATGTCAAGATTTGCTTGAATATCTACTTTATCACCTGTGGATATTTCATTATTTTCTAGATTTATGTCTATATTTACACCTTTCATAAAAATAATTCTGTTTTGAAGTGAACTGTATTCAAAATCTAGTTCGGTTATTAGGATTAGATTCCCATCATCGTCAGGTAATATAAATTTTTGCTTTGGGTTTAATTTCATCTATTTATCCTCCTGCAAAAATTCTGGATTCTCATATACATTTCCGATAACTTCTACCCTAAAGTTTGCAACATATCTATATAAAGATTTCCACCATGTATCACCGTCTATATTTTGTTTTAAACGCCATGAGCCCGCATAAAAAGCAACAACATAATTAATTGTGCCCTCTGCTACTATATCGCCTTCAAAAATGTCTTTTCCTTTCCTATCTTTCAAACCTGTATACTGTATAACTTCAAAATCCTCTATATTCTCCCATTTAGAATTTTTAATGTGTAATACGTTACTACCTAGTAAATCTACTTCCTCCATATTTTTATTTTGTTTATTCCATGCTCTAAATCTTATAGCACGCATTCATTTACTCCTCCCATATCTCAATTCTAAGCAACTTTTTATTTCAAGCATATAAATATACCTCTAAGTTACTTTTTATTAAGTACAGCATGTCCTTGCTTAAAATTTAACTATAATATCTCTATATCTCCCAGTAGAAAATCTATATACTTAAAACTTTCTTTGTATTGATTTATTTTTACTGTTATAAAGTGTCTGGTCTTATAGAGTACTTTCCCATGTACTATTTTTTCTTCTCTTGCAGATACAAACATTTTTATTTTTAATTTCTGCCCTATGTGAAACTTGTCTGCCATTTCTTGAATAATATCTTTGCTTATAAAATCCCAACTTGATAAGCTTCTACCTCTTACAAGTCCCATTTTGTTTCCCAATCTTCTTACACTACTTTGACTATATCCTGTAAGTTCTCCTATTTCTTTTAAAGTTAGCTTTGTCCAATTGTCTTTTATTGTATTTAACTGCTCTGCTGTAGCCATCAATACTCCTCCAATATAGTTTTTCCGATTAGTATATCCGAATATTTGAAACATTCTGTATAATTTTTACCTTTTACTACTAGAAAGAAGTCTGTTTTGTCTAGTAATTTCCCTCTAAAATGTCTTATCACAGGTCTACCTACTTTACCTATTTCT